AGTAATTACATCAACAGACCTACTAGTAATTTCATTAGGTGACTTAAATACACCCATGTCGGCAGCATAAGAAGATAGAGACCGCATAGTGTCTCCAACTTTACCACCTAGTGGGGCGGTAGGATTCTTCTTGATTGTATCCTTGATTACTTCTTTGACAAACTCATTTAGGTAAACAGTTGCGTCAGCACCTTGAACACTAGAACTTGTGGTAGTACCAGTACCACTTGAACTAGAACCAGATGTAGTTCCATATGCTTTTAGGAAAGCATTAAGTCCTTTGAAGAACTCTGCCTTTGTCTTTGCATCTGGAACAATGTTTAGTGCATCAAGTAGTGCCTGCTCTAGTAGAGCATCAGCAGCCTTTTTGTTGTATGTTGACGGTAAAGTCCTGGAACTTGATGGGCTTCCATCTTTGGTTGTAGTTCCTGGAACAACTGTACTAGGCATACCACCTGGCAATGGCTCAATATCTACACCAGTTCCTGGGACTCGACCTTCTTTTTGGTTTGGTGTTTCAACCATTACTCAGTTCCTCCAAAACCATAACCAGTTTCATACTTGTCTAGTTTTTCTAATTTATCATTGTTGAAGTAGATATCATGAACTCTCTGGAATCCAGGATACTTTTGGTCAAGTGCCTTTACATAATTATCTCGAAGGTCTGCAACGTATGCATTTCTTGATGCATCAATTGTAGTGTTGCCACTAATGGCAATCGCTCTTTCAAGTTCTTCTTGCAACTTAACTCTACCACGTAGGTATTCTGCAGTAGCCATAGCCATAGGATTATTAACTCCTACGGTTTCCATGTACTTAGAATCTGATAGCACAAGAGTAGCAGCAGCCAGGTTCTTTTCTACACGGTTGCGACGCATGTTCTCGTCACGTGCCAACCATAATGGATACTTCTCACCAGTAATTGCAGACCAGTTATCTTTCCATACACCATAGAATTCATCGTAGGCTTTGGTGCCCTTCTTGATTCCACGTTCACGTGCATGTTGTTCGATAACCTCGATACCAGCATAGTAATCTTTATTACCTGCACGTACCTGTAGGTCTTCAGCAGCAGTAAATTCTTCTGCTGCCTTGTACTTAACTGGTTTACCATTAATATTTATGTTGTAAAGAATGTCCGATACAATGTCAGAACGGTCAGCAACAAAGTCACCTTGATTGAATAGTGTACCAATTAAACTCTGGTCACCAACCATGGTGTCTGCTTGGTTAAGTAGTCTAGCATTAGGGTAGATACCCTCTAGTGTTGCCTCAGATGAATTGAATCCAAAGCGGTTGTCAATGGTGCTATCTGTAATAAGATTAGCAACATAGTTACCCTGGGTTGAATCAATCTCTTGAACAAACTTTGCAGTACCTAGGTCATAGCCAAACTCTGCACGATACGCACGTAACTTTGGTTCTCCAAGAGTTTCGTACATTGTCCGGTATCTACTTGTTGTTACAATAGGTAGACCATTAAGGAATGCTTCAGCGTAGAATGACTTAATTGCTAAAGATACTGATTCTTCTCGTATCTGTTCAATAACAGCACCAGTGATTGGGACACCAGATTCTGCCATACGGGCTAGTTTGTCTGCCTCAATGGAACGGAATCTATTACTAAACTTCTGACCATTAATAACATTATCAAACTGACCTACTTGCCCACCTATTCCAATCACTAAAGATTCTAATGCAACGGATGCACCAAATGAACCAGTGGCTTGTTGGAATGGAGCAGCACCACGAGTTGCTTCGTAGTATGGTTGAATGTATTCAACTAATCTATCAAAGTCTGCAATGCCATGCTTCTCCAAGAACTTGTCTGGGTCGTATGGCTTGCCTTTGGTTGCTCTAACAACTGCTCCTAGAGCAAAGGTTCCAATTGGGCTACCAATCTGTGGTACACCTAATGGTTGACCCTGGAAGGCTACGTCAAAACCAGCAAGTGATACTTCCATCTTGGCATTTGAATCACCAGCAAAGAACTTGTCCTGCATCCACTGAGGGTACTCAAGTAACATAACCTTGCCCTTAGTGTTCCAGGGATGGTTTAGTTTACCTGCTCTATTAACTACCTTGTAGTTATCTTCACGGTCATAAACTGTAACAAGTTTGTAGGGTAGACTAAAAAGTTGTACTGCACGAACTGCAATTTCAGGGTTACGTACTACAGTAGGAACCCAAAAACGTGTAGTGTTTTGCTTAGACATGTAGAATGGCTCAAGGAATCTAAACATATGACCAATATTAGTATGTCGTTCAATAGTGTATAGACGGTCCATTACTGCCTTGTGAGCAGTAGCATGAGCAGCGTTTTCTATTTCTTTTTTGCGAGTCTTTACATCTACACCTTGCTTAGCAAACTGATTTGCTAGACGCTCACCCTCTGCCCTGTAAATAGCATTGTAAAATGGGTGACGTACTAAGGTATCTTCTGGTAGGGTAGCAGCAAGATGGAATAAGTTGCCAACAAGGTTCTTGTAAACATTCCAAATATTGGTGTTACCCTTGCTTTCTGCATTAGCAGAAACTGGTTTGCGGTAGCCAGCAGGAATGCGTGCAGAGTAGGTATCATCAAATACATCATCAACTAAAGCCTGACGCAAGAAACCCATATCTTCGCCAGAAGGTCCCTCCATTGGAAGATAGCGATGCAGTTCGTCAAAGATAATATTTGTAAAGTCTGACCACTGTGCATCTTTAAGTGTCTCACGGTATTCAGCGCGGTCAATAAGTTTCTCTTTGCGCCACATATCAGACTCTGGACTTTTAATCCAAACAAGAAGTGCATCTTTAATTTCATCATCAGAGTATCGTGATGCTAAGTAATCGTCTATTTCTTCTTGAGGCTTCTTAGACTTTTTCATTGCTGCAACCTTGGCTGCAACAGTTGGGTTATCTGTGCTACGAGTCTTCACTGACATGTCAACAATGAACTTACCAGCATCATCACCATAAAGAATGTTGTTCATGTACTCCGCATGAGCGGTTGACCATATATCTTCTGTTGGTTGAACAATTCTTTGGCTTGTACCACCAGAAAATATGTGTGCAAGCGTGTTTCTACGTGCACCAAGTACGGAACGAGAGGTACTTTGAGCAGCACTAGTGGTTTCACGACGCATTTTTCTAGCATATGGTGCAGCAATTGTTGCTCCATAACCAATGCTAACATCTTTTTGAGAATATGGAACTATTTTTTCGGCAGGAGCACGAGATACACTAAGTGCATCGTTGTAATCCTTCATGATTCTAATTCTATTATTAGAATCAAAGGCCATTTTTGCTACATCAGCATTATCATCAATTAACTCAAGTACCTCTCTAAGTCTTTCAATCTTTAACTTTAACTTAGGGGTTCCATCAAGGTTTTTACCACTTGTTAATTTATCTAATTTTTTCGATGCTGCTTTTGCGCGGTCAGTAATTTGCTGCAAAGTGTTATTAATTATTTTAGGGTCACTGTTGATAGCAATTTGGTAGGCTAATTCAAAATCTGCCTTACTCATTGCATTAAGCATTGTGGCAGATACATCTTCAGATGGGTCTATCTTAAAAATAGTTTTGCCAAGTTTAGCAATTTCACGTGCAACAGCAATATTTGGTCCAGTTCCCTTGTACGATGCAAAGAAACTAAATTCTTGATTTGCCATCTGCAGTGATGCAGCAAGAACATCTTCTGATTCTTTCATGAAGTGTTCGCCTTCATCCCTGTATCGCTTCGATATTTTTTCAGCGATAGTTTCAGGTGAATCAGTTTTTTCAATTCCAAAGGTTCTACCAATTACGGCTTCGTTTTCTAACTTTTCCGCAAGTGCTACTGCTTCTTTACTTCTAGCACCACCAACACCAAATAGTCCTTGGGACTCTACACGTTGCTTAAGTTTTCTTGCACCACTTCTAACTTGTACTGGCTTAGTAATCACTGATGGGTCAAAGTTTTTTACACCCATTAGTGTCATTAAACTTAAACCGTTATGTGTTCCCATGTCGGAAAAACTAGCAAGGACACGGGCCCAACCATCAAGTACGTTACGGGATGTGTAACGTAGTGACAAAAGAACTGCAGGCTTCCAGAAGTAATTTTGAAGTCCTTCGTATCCAGGAACAATTAGATTGTGCCACGATTTTGTGACCATTTCTTTTGAGCCGGATGCAAGGCCAAGTTCTTTACCTGCTTTTGCAGCATCAAGTAATTCATTAATTTCTTTTGATGTTACATCTGGTTGGTCTTTAATTACCTTAATAAGTCCAGGAATAAGAATTTTTTCATCTCTTAGAACATTACCAATTAAACTAAAATCTAAGCCGAAGTGAATATTAGGAACTTGAGTTCTAGTTAAAGGCGTTCCCTTAATAAGTTCTTTAGCCTGCAAGCGATACTTATCAGATAAAGGTTCCCCTGCTTGTCTAGCAAGACGGGCAGCCGTTAGTTCAACTGATTGCTGAAGTTCGCTAAGAATTAATTCTTTACCACTTTTTGGGTCAATGTAAACGTAATTTTGTTCGTCAACAATCTGGCGCATTTGCGCTGACTTACTGGCAATAGTATCATTAACTATTTTTTCTATAACATCATTTAACTTTGAGATTTGAGATTGATTCAAATCACTAGTATTAAAGTTGCGTGCAATAGTAGCAGTTAAAGTTTCTTTTTCAAATTTTTCAAGAGCCTGAAAGCGTGCTGAGTCAGTTGTTAGTGCAGAAAATTCATTGTAATAATCTGCTTGCTGCTTTGCAGACAAGCCTGCTTCTTTTGCACCAGCAATAATACGTGCACGAAACTCTCTGTTAGCAAAGTCACCAACTTCACCAGCAATAGTCACTGAACCAGCAGGAACCTCACGAGCCTTGTAGCCACGACCAAAGTATCCAACAGTTCTTAGTACGCGAAAAGCAGTTTCAGAAGAAAGTCCTGGCGATACTTCATTTGCTACTTTTGCTAAATCTTCTACGTTAGCCTTATGCATTGCTTTAGCGGTTACTGAGTCTATTTCTGCGCTGTAGTCTGTAAACAGACCGCGACCATTAATTTCTCCAGCCTTAGCCCGCATGTATTCAATATGCTTTCTGCTACTCCAGGCTAGTTCATTTCCAACTTTAGCAACAATGCCACCCTCTATTTCTGGGGTTGCAGCGGTACGTAAAGAATCTAACCTGGCTTGCGCTTCATCATACTTGGCAACAAGTTTTTCTTTGCTTGCTTCTAAGTTTTTTAGTTGTCTAGGAGTAAGTTTTGGACGGTCAGCAACTCCCGCTTTTGGAGCAGTACCAGACATTTGATTTTTGATAGAACTTATTTCGCCTTTAAGTTCGGTAACTGTCTGACTTAAAATTGAATCTTGTGCTTGAATTCTAGATAATGCAGCCTCATCACCTAAACCAACTTTCATAACTTCAATTAGTTGGTCACGACCACCGGTTTCTATTGCTTCTGAAAATGCACGAGCAACAGCAGTAGGATTCTGAGAGTTAGCAACAATTGGCAACGCTTCTAACTTAACAAAGTCTCCAGCATTTTTCTCAATTGAATTAACTACGACAGATGCAGCATTGTTTTTTCCTGCTTTTACTTCATCTAGTTCATTTACAAGTCTATCTAAATTATTTCTTCCAAAAGTAGCAGGAGATTTAACTGTAGTACCACGAACACCCATAAGAGAAAGACGACCAAGTTTTGCGGCTTTGCCAGCAAATACTAATGGGTCAAGGAAAAACATTGCAACAGCATCAAGTCCACCAGAAATTCTCTCTGCGGCAGTGTTGTCTTTTTCAAAGAATTCTGTTACGCTTTCTTTCTTTGACCAATCAACTTTATCAGCACCTTGTTTACCTGGAATAAATCTTGCTATAGCACCAATTCCTGATTGTGCGATAGTAGCATTTCCAGAACGTTCCCATGCTCGGTCCCACGTTTGACGTGGATTGAGTCCATCCTTGCCAACATCTTTAACTGTTTGCAGAAAAGTAGAGATAGGACGTGCAACACCTAGGCGATATGGCTGGTCAAGTTTTTCTAGATTCTCAGTATTGCTTTCTAGTTTACCAATAACGTAACGTGATACATCACCAGTTTTGCCTTCTTCATCACGAGCAGTATTTGCTACACCTTGAAAGGCTTTACTTGCTAAACTACCAGGATACTGTAAGATTGAATCGAGAATGTTCTTGTTGTCAGCCATTATAGGTCGCCAATCTTCTCGTTGTTGTTAAGTTCTAATACTTGTGCAATGAATTTGTTGCGGTCGTCTGATGACTCCCAATCAACTAATCCGAACGGGAATGCTACTTCAGAGTTCTCCACACCAAAAACGTTAACAAAGGCTGCTACGTTTTCTTGGAAGTTCATACTTGTTCTGCCGTAACCGCAGGTGGAGTAGCAGGCATAGCAGCCATTGCTGGGGCTTGTGCTTGCACTGGGTTACCCTGCATAGGTGCACCAGCCTGTGTTTCTTCTAGGGCTTTACGTTCGCCGTACTTGCCACCACCAGACATTTCGCGTACACCTTGAACCGCTGACTTACTTGATGGTCCACCGTCTGTACGACGTGATAGTTTGCCTGGTCCTGAAACTGGTGCAGGATTGCTCGGTCTGCGGTATCCGCCTTGCTTAGCCATTCTGCTTTCCTCGTTTCACAATCTGTATTTTACCACCACTGTTTACATCAAACTTAATGGCGGTTCTCATTGCTTGTCTAATTGTGGCACCTGCATGGTATGCGCCTAGTGCAAGTTCTCCACCAGTGCCCATTGCGTAGATACCAGTATCAGTGCGTAGCACCGAGTAATCTTCAGCAACGTAGTAAATCTTGTTGTCTAATCCTATTAGAAAAGAAAACCCATCTTCTTTATCTAGGTTAACTCCAGTAGAATCATGTGCCCTTTTTAGTTCTGGGATAACCTTGCTAACCATGAACCGATATCCGTCAGTTCCGTCGTATCTAGGTAACTTCCATCCATATTGGACGACATCACAAAACCTTGCGTTTCCTGCTCCAGCAATTACGTAGTCACCATCTTCGGTGATTTTCTTAACGTCACTGTGCATGTAGGGGCGTTCATTCTCAGTAACTTGACTATCTGCTGCAAATACAAATCCATTGTCGTATTGAACAGCAAGGATTGTAGTCACTACTAACCACCAAGTTGTGCTAAGATTCCAGCCAGGTCAACAGGCGGTTGCCCCCCAGCAGGACCTGCAGGTGGAGCCTGTTCCTCGGTTGGAGTTTCTGGCTCTTCTGCTGGGGCAGCACCCTGACCCATAGATTGAGCAACCAATTGTTCTGGTGTCATCTGTTCAGGTGTTTCTGGTTCTTCCACTTCAGTCTCTGGCTCTGGTTTTTCAAATACCTTGACTACTGCTTCTTCGATTGCTACACCCTTACGGCGAAGTTCAATAACCTTTGCAATCTGTCCCACAATACCTGATGGGTCCTGTCCTTGCATTGCCATCTGTGGGATGGCTTGGGCTAGGGACGATAGCGATGCTGATAATGAATCACGCATTCGCTCTATATCAATGCGCTCTTGTTCACCTGAAACATTCATGCTCCATGGTAACTCTCGCATGATAAAATCACGGGATACTAAGTTGGCTTGTAAAGCCTGTAGGGAGAAGATTAACGCACGTGACGGGTCAAGCCCAGCCATAAGTCCGTAACGAACCTGAATGGTGTAGTCACCATTGATGTCTTTTCCTGAATCATACTTGAATTCATACGGAGCACCATTGAATGTGCCACGTTGCTTCTTTTCGCCAGGGAAAAGTTTTTCGTCCATTTCAAAGCAAAGGGCAAGAACTTCTTCTAACGCTTCACCGATAATCATTTGCATAGCCTTGATTTGAGAATCAAAGCCACCCATTAGTGCCTGAACACCAGAACCAGTAATAACACTAGCATCCATGTTACCTGAGCGACCCTCAGGGTAACGTGAACCCATACGCATTTCTGTTTCCAGAATCTGCTGTTCGGTAAATGCACCAGTTGGTAGTTCTAGTCCTACGCGGCGTACGCCTGCTGGGTTGTTGGTACGCAAGACTGCATCAGGACCAAATGCAAATTCTTGTAAATCTTGGGGAACGACAATAGGAGCCTGTACGGATTTCTCGGCTGCTTCCATTGCCAGAAGGGAAAAGCGTGCTCGTGCAATCTGCACCCATAGCACGTCATCAAACTGTCCACGTGGGTCATCAACGTCAATGCCTGGTCTACGAGGCACAACAATTGCTAACTTACCTAGTGGATTCTTTGCTTTACGCAATACCAATGAGTCGCGCTGTGGCAGGAACATGACGATTTGGTCTTTATCCTGATAGTGCAATACATCTAGTTCGGTATTAAGGTCTTGGTTTTGGTAACCAAGTTTACCAAGGATACGTGTTTCATATTCAGGGAAATCTACAATAAGTTCCCGAATAGTCTTTAGGTATCGCTTAGTGTATGAAACACATTTTCCATAGCGGTCATACTCTGGGTAAGCACCCATAGGGTTTTCTATGCGAATGCGTGGCATACGAGCCTCAAAGTCAGGCTCTACAACAATGGGCATGAAAGCATATGTAAATATCCAGTCTGCACCAGTGTACATCTGAGTTTGTAACCCAGAATTCTGAACGTAGTTATTAGCAATCATGCTTCGCTTATCCGAAGCCTTGCGAGCGGAATCGCTCGTGCTATTAACAGTTGAGCAGTTAAACGATGGTAGAGGGGCTAGTGTCTCTGCTAGGTCTCGCGCAACAACATCAACAAAGTTAGCAATCATTGGCTTGGAGATTCCCTCAGGGAACATGTCCGGAGCCACAGACTCCATGTTGCCACGGCGTACAGCAGTGATGTCGCGCATTCTCTGGTCACGGGCACTGTAGCGGTCTTGCAGCGACAGCACCTTGTCAGTGATTTGTTCGATACTTAGCATTATAGCCCTAAATGTAGATTATAGATTGTTCTGCAGCAAGTTCGTCTAAGTCAAAGACAATGCGTTGCTCTTCATTGCGACGTGTAGCGTACCTGTTGTAGGTGTGGTAGATACGGCTTCCTGATTGCTGAACAAGTTCTTTTGCTCGCAACTCACAAAACCATAAAGCCATAACGCAGTCGGTCTTATTCTTGGTATCTGGCTTCCAGGTAATTAACTGGTTAACCAGAGCCTTGATGTGTTCATTAGTATTATCTGGTAATTCTATAAGATTATCGCCTTGGTGCTTTCCTTCTCGCACCGAGCCAAATAATCCGGACATACCAGCAACGCCAAAGTTTGTGTCCCACTTGTTCTTACCAGTAAATTGCTCACTGAATCGGACACCCCGATTGGCAAGCCACATGCGGAGGTCTTCATCCAGCGCGAAGGCTTTTTGGAACGCATTAATTTCAATGCGGATTTCCATCGGGTTATACTTAGTAACCCATTCTTCAATGAGGTTACGAATCTTTGACGGGGTAGGTTCTGACATGTTAAACACATCTAGAACCATACGTTGCCCTGTTTGCCGTTCTACGGCATAGGCAACCATAGCAGAGTTACCTACCATGGCAGGGTCAAATCCTAGGATAGTTACCCATTGTCCATCTCGTGGATGTCCTGGAGTACCTGGCTTGATAGTACCAGGCTTGCGCATGCGGTTGACACACGCGTTAACAGAGATGAGCGGGAAGATTGCGTCTTCTTCCACATCTTGCTGCTGGTATACAAGAGCCCAAGTAGAAGGGTTAACTTCACTGCGGCGGTGGAATAGTCTCTTGCCGTCCCACTTCGGGAAGTATCCATCTTCATCCTGTACTAAAAGTTCTGCATCGTATTGCGGGTCTGCTCCATCCCACACTCGGTCAGAGTGGGGCCAGAGAGTTACCCAGTCTTCTGGCTTATCAGCGTACTCAAGAACCGCTGGCATAGCCAAGTAGGTGAATGGGGACTTATCGCCAGACCAGTTATCTGGATTGCGTATCTCTTTGTATAGGTCAATAGAGGATACACGGGTACCAGCAATAACTAGGGTACCGGTAGCACCCACACGGGTGATAACCATCTTCTGTAGCCAGTTAAGTTGCTTTTCCCATTCATGGGCATTTGTTGTGGTGATAACGTCATCAAGGATGATGAGGTCGGCACGAGTACCGTAAATCTGCTGACCCATACCAATAGCCTGTACGGTAGGGTCTTTCTCGCCAGAGTCGCGCTCTAGGTAGATTCTATCCTGTGTCCACTGGTCTGCGGTGGCTTGGTAGCCGCCAGCAGGCCCATAGACGGATTGCATCTTAGCCCAGGCTGGTTCGGTCAGGCGTTGCTTGATAGAGAACAAGAACTCCTTGGCGCGAGCCTGAGTCTGGGACACTACCACAATGCGGATATTCGGGTCCATTGCTATTCGGTAGGCAGCATAGCCTACTGTTAGGACTGTGGACTTAGCGTGTTCTGGGGGTACGTTAATGAGCAAGCGGCGACGGTTGCCAGGCTCATAGGTCATAGACTCATGCAAGAACGATGGGTCATTACCCTCTAGAACGTCAATCCAAGACTGATGGTGGGGGAATACCTCTGAGTTCAGGAACTCCTTGGAGAACGTGGCGTAGTCGATATTCTTGCCAGAGGCTAGGGTCTCGCCGAATAGTTTATTGGATTCGGTCCGCGCGGCTTCTAGGCGCGAGGCAAACTTCCCATCCCGGAGCCATGTCTTTAACGCAGGCAGTTTACGGCCAGTCAGACCAAGGGCAGTATGTTCGTCAATTCCAGAGGCTACAGACGCTAGGAACGCAGCCTGGTCCTGTTCCCGTCTTACTGTGAAGTGATGGTTCTCGCCACTCTTCGCAGACATAATAAACCTCGTAAAAACTAGACAATAAAAAACACATATAAAGCATCGCGCCAGGCGATGCGTTTTAACTACATTCTGTGTCCCGTCAGGGGACACTAATAATATAAAACCATACACTTATACTAACCCCATTATGGTATACCCCGTAACGCATTGTTATCAAATATTTATTATGTGACTTACGTCACATGTAAAAAACCCTTATAGTATAAGCACATCCCCCCCCAATAACAGCACA